CCAAGACCAATAGATCTATTACTTGGAATTCAAAATAGATTTATGGGTGATGCCATAATTGGAGAAAGTCTAACCGATTGGCCAATTACATCATATGAATTTGGAATGGTCCCACATTCCAAAGTTCAACCAAATAAAGGTGTAAAACAAGTTCGTTTTGGAACAGATCCCACACCTCAATTTAGAACATTAGAATTTGAAAATCCAGATGGTATAAATTTTAGAAACACAGAATGTCCTGGATTTGATGACAGATGGTGTAAATGTTGTGTGAATGGAGTTGTACAATATACTCCAGTGTGTATTCCCTTTGAACCAACAGAAACACTAATAGAACGAATTAATGAAGCAACAGCAGCTTGTAGATCTCAAGATAATTGTAATTGTCAACTTCAACAGTTGGTAGGCACTCCAGTTTCAGGAAATCCTTGTACTATGTTTGAGGATCCCGATGGCAATGGAAGTTGCTCACCCGTTCTCCCACCAGGCGAATGTGATTTTGGAAAAATTTTATGCTGTTCAGGTGCTGGATGTAACTGTGTTCCTGTCGCAGAATGTCAGGCACAGCAAGGCAGACAGGTAAATAGTTGTGAAGAGTGTCCAAGTGATAATGGAAATTGCCCCACAGGAAAAGTTAGATGCTGTATTGCTGGTTCATATTGTACTTGCGTAGATCCAGAGATATGCTCTGAGTATGGAGTTCAGGTTACAGATTGTGCGTCGCAATGTCAGGGTGACGGAAACACTACTGTAATTATAATAGAAGGTCCACCTGGACCCACAGGACCAGCTGGACCCACAGGTCCAACAGGACCAACAGGACCAAGTGCTCTTCCAACAGAAAAAGATGTAATTTATATTCCAGAATGCTCTTTCCTAGATTGTTCAACCGATCCTGTAATTCGTGGGTATATCAAATACACGACAAAAGAAGCGGTTCAAGAATATAAAGAAACTTATGTCTATGCTGCCACATATCTGTGGGATTCAAGTCCAACTAGTGACTGGTCTTATTTTGATTACGGTACAGATTCTGGACTGATTCCAGGAGTCATAGATCCAACAATTAGAACCAATACAAGAAACTGTTTACAATCATGTGGTTGCTACAACACTACTTGTTTAAGTTCTGTAGCACTTGAAGTTCTTCGCAGAACCTGTGTTGCTGAAGTTCAACTTCTAAAGGTTGAAAGAGAACTCATATTAGATCTAAAGAATAAGGTTTCACAAGTATATGAAGAGAAATGGAAGAACAGTTATAGAGAATGGCATATGCGAAATGCTTTCTTCTTCTCAAAGAAACCAGGAACATCAATCTTTAGAACAGAAACAAAACCAACTGTTGATTCTAAACTTTCACTACAAAATATTAAGTCTATTACTCGTAAGGAAGTTCGCGGAAGTAGATATGAGTTATTAGCAAATAAAGTTGGAATCACAGGCGCATCTGCTGGACAGTGGTTATATAACATATTCTTTGCTGGAAATTCAGGATCAACTGCCCATCCATATTATGATCAGAAGTATGGAACAGATTCGTATATCACCTCGCGCAAACCACATTCATGGTTTGGATTCACTGATGCTGATGGAACAGATGATCCACTGTTCTTTGACGGTACTGGGTTTGATGTTCCTGGTAGTGAAATAGATTCCACACCAGATTTCAGAGGTCAGGAATATATTGAAAATGCTGCTATACACATTGGAAGCAATGATAGAGCAGATATTAGAAATAGAAGTGGATTGAATATTGAAGACTATGGTTATGCCCAATCCGATCTATCTCTACCAGGCGGTCAAGCATCTATACTCTCTGTTGAAGATTTAAAGAAATATAGAAATACATTCAATTTCTTCAACACAAACAATAAGAAACCACCAAATATTAAGAAGGAAGAAATTTCTTCTTACATAAGAGTTGAATTCGCAACACCAATTGGATTAGAGACAGTTAAGAATTTCCCAAATGGATTTATTCGTGATGCTGGAGTTGAATATTTCTTACCATACCTTGTCAACCTCACTGTTGGGCCAATGGGTCGTCAGGGAGTCAAATATAATGTTTCTGTAATTGGTATGGATCCTTATGGGTTTGATGTTGCAGTAAAGAAGATCAAAGACGATCTACCAACAAATAGAAAATTACAAGGAATTGACAAGGGTAATTATTATGATTGGTGGAATCACGATACAGGATCTGTTCTTTCAAAGACCACATACCTAACTTCTGATTATAATGGCATGGATCTATGGCCTGAGGATGGATTTGAAACCGAGTTCCCATACTACTCATACGATCCAAGTCAGGAAGATTTACATGGTGGTGGATTTGACATGGACTTCCACATGGGTGGTGGATATTACTTTGAAAACAGTTCACAGAATTGGATGGAATCATTATACCACTATGGTGTGAGCAATAACAAACAATTTGACCCATTGTATCGCACATCCGTTGTTGGATCTTATATTCTTCCAAACAGTTATCGTAAATTAAAACCACATAGATCTTGGTGGTCGTTTTTTGTACCAAGAAGTCTGTTCATTCCAATTCGGTTTGCCAATATATTTAAATCTCCAAATACCAAGGCAAGAGATTTGTTTGGTGGTAGAGGTATATTTACAATTTCTCCAAATTACTGGAGAACTTGGTATGGAAGCGAATTTGAAAGTTGGATGAAAGTCTCTAAGAGTTCATTGGAAACTCTTGTAGAAGCAAATGCCAACGAATTAAACTTCTTGTTTGATGGTGATGATGATTACGCAGGACAAAAAGCAAAGACCAGTATATCCCCACATGTTCCAAATTCAATTCAGGGGTATTTTACGGATTCTCTGTTAAATTATCTTGCTGGAAATTATATACTGTACAGACCAAACCTGGTTCAAACAGACCTTTGGAAGTATGATCTTAGTGGAGAAACAGATTACGGTCTAGTCACACCACCAGTTGATACAGAATATGATTTCTTTGATCGTAACGTCGCAATTCAATTTGTTGTACATGGTCGTGGATTACGCACATGCGAGGATCTTGGATTGAGTTGTGCCAATCCCAAGGCAAATAACAATGTGATAACGGTAGATGGTTGTACAGCAGATCCATATTGTAATTGTCCAGTTAAAAACATAGTTCCAACTAAGGATTTGAATGGAATTACTTTTGAGAAAGAACCAACCTATCTTGAACTACAGAAACTGTATAACAGCATAAACGAGTGTTCATTGATTCAGGAAGTATTAGGTAAAGAATGGTTAGGTTGTGAATATTCAGACCCAACATCTACCTGTAGTTGTAATTGTCCAGAACTTGGCGATAAGTTCATGAAGTATCTAGAGTATAGCAGAACATATGCTACTTTCTGGAACTGCCCAAATGATTTGCCTCTCGCCAGAACTGCTATGGTTTCTCAGTTACAAGCACAAAGGTTGAAAATTAGAGTTGCCCCAAATGGAAATGTTGTGATTGGTTCTGTAGTTGAAGTTATAAACGCAAATGATAAACCAGAATTTACAGAAAATAAATATAAAAGCATATCTGGAAGATGGTTGGTATATCAAATAGATCACTATATGACAAGCACATCATATCTTATGGAGTTACATTTAATGAGAAATTCACTATATTTAAACCCAGATGAATACAAATTACCAGTAGGAATTTTCAGACAACAACCTAAAGAGGGATAAATAATATTATGATACAGAGTATTCAAAAATATAGAGATCTACCCTTCTTCATTAGTAAGAATACATTTACTAGTGATTTGAATACTATTACCGATATGTCTGCCATAAGACAATCAATTAAAAATATCATACTTACAAACAATGGAGAAAGAGCATTTAATTATTTATTCGGTGGCAATCTATATTCAACATTGTTTGAAAACTATGAATTAGAACTTATATTGGAAATACAATCAAATATTTTAAATAATTTAAGGGCATATGAAAGAAGAATAGAAGTAAATGATATTCTTGTTACAGAAAACCCCGAAGAAAATTCAGTATCTGTGACTGTTGACTTTTTTGTACCAAACCTTCAAAAGAATGATGTAATTACAGTAGACTTGACAAGGACTCGTTAATGGCACTTAAAACAACACCCACAACTCTAGGAAGTCTAGAATTTTCAGAAATAAAGACAAACCTCACGGAATTTCTGAAAACACAATCTATCTTTTCTGGATATAATTTTGAAGGCAGCGCATTCCAGACAGTCATAGACTTGCTTGCCTACAACACATTCTATTATGCCTATTACGCAAATATGATAAATGCTGAGGCATTCCTAGACAGCGCACAGAGAGAAGAGTCAATGGTTTCTCTTTGTAAACCTCTTGGTTATTTTGTTCCATCCAGAACCGCAGCGAAAGCACTAGTTCAAGTTTCTGTTCCAGGTGTTTCAGTCATACCTGCTGGAACCAGATTTGTTGCTTCAAATATAAATGGTATAAATTATGGATTTTATAATCTACAAGATATTCCAGTAGTAGAAGAAGTAACCGAACAGTTTTATATCTACGAAGCATCAAGATATGTTGATTTTGATGCGTTACCAACTTTTAACTTTGACACACAAAAGATTATAATCACAAATCAAAATTTTGATATAGATTCTTTGCGTGTAACAATAACAGAAAAATTTGATGAAGAAAGTTCGTTGACTCAAGAATGGACTAGAGTTGGTAATATCGGGTATACTGCTAGAATAGATGAAAACATATATTTTATTGAACGAACAACAAATGGATTTGCGATTGTATTTGGATCTGTAAATTCAGTTGGAAGATCAATAGATTCAAATATTGAAAAAATTCAAGTAAGATATATTCAAACAAATGGTGTTGATGGTAATGAGATAAATTCTTTTACTGCTCCATCTTTAGCATCATCCAGTGTAGTGACTGTTCTTCAGTCTTCTGGTGGAAAATCATCTCCCAGTTTAGATGAAATTCGTTTCTTAGCACCAAAATGGTTTGCTGCTCAAGAAAGAGCAGTTACAGTGAATGATTATAAAGCATTGCTTTTACAGAGTGGGTATTTTACAAATGAAAATCAGTTCAATGTGGTTGGTGGTCAAGATCTAGAACCACCAAAATATGGAAGAGTGTTCATATCTTCATCATTAGATTCTACAAATGAACTAGTTCCACAAATTATTGACTTCTTAAAGGAAAGAAGTGTAATAACAGTTCTTCCAGAATACGTTGAAACTAGAACTATAAACTTCTATACAGATTTCAACTTCAGATTAGGACCAGCAACCCCAAATACTTCTCAAAAGAAAGCGCAATTGACTTTGGCATTAAAGTCATTATTCCAATCAAATTATGGTGCTTTAAATCAGTTCAATGTTACATTCAGTGCTTCAGATTTTATAGATCTAATCAGGTCAAATAGTAATACCGATATCAGTGGAATTATTATAAGTCCAGATGACTTCAGTTCATATCTCAGAGAAGTCATATCAGGAACAAACGAAGTTTTATATAATGTTGGAAATGAATTATATCTTCCACCATTTGAATATGTTGATATCACGGACCAGTTTGATTCTGATTATGTTGGTCCTGGCGAAAAAGCAGTGATAAGAATGTATGTGAGTTCAAACTCTTCAAAGAACAATATTAACAATCTACAATTATGGGCAATCAATATTACCACAGGTGCTCAACGACAAATAACTGGGTTTGATATTGGATATTTTATAGCAAATAAAGGTGTTGTAAAAATCAACCCACCATTTATCAAAGAGACAGCAACTCTTACTTTATTGCTTGCCAAGAAGAGTTTTAAAATAGGACTACTAGACAGAGTAACACACACATACGGAACAGTCGCGGTGTTATAATGATACCAGCAAATAATAATCCACAAGTTACAGTAAGGAATAGTCTAGCACAACTCTATGATGAGATTGGTTCTATTTTAACTGGAAGTTGCCCAACTCAATATGATATAACAAATCAAATTCCACTTTGGGTCATATATGAAAAAACAGATAGAGAAACAAATGGAACCAGTGGAATAACAATATTTGATTTCATACAAAAATATTACGATTGGTTATATTGTGATGGTGATTCTGGAGCACAATATGAACTTGGAAAAAGATTTCTGGACATAGTTGATATTGACAAGACCAGAAGTAAATTTTTAGAAAGACTCGCAAACATTTATGCCAATGGATTTGAATCCAGTTCATTACAGGCAAATGGTGGATTGATAAGCGAACAAAATTTAAGAAAATTCCTAAATGGAATACGAAGAGCATTTTATCACAAAAAGACCACGGAAGATGGAATTCGTTATTTTTTCCAAACATTATTTGGTCTGTCTCAAGAAGACATTACAATCCAAGTTCCAAAAAAATATATTCTTAGATTGAATGGTGGTAGATTTGTAGACTCATTCTATACATTCAATAATGGACAAACGGGAAATTATGATGATACAAATACCCTGACTGGAAGTTATCTGAATGGTTCTCGTTTACAGGATGGCAATTGGATTCAAGATTGGTCATATTTACTTAAAGTTGGAATAGTTGCTGGAGAATATAAACAAAATTATTTACAAATAGCACACCCAGCAGGAATTAAAATTGTATTTGAAAGAACATTAGAAGATTATCAAGGTCCAACATTTGATGACGATGTAGCAACTATCTGTGATTCTGCGTTTTTACGAAACTATGCTCCATACGGAATCTCTTTTAATTACGCGGGATATACCGCTGGAATAACCTACGCATTCCCATCTTACTGGGGAAAAGCACCGTTTAATATCATTGGAATTATTAAAAACACTGGTTGTTGTGGTGCTAGTTTTTCTGGATTTACTGGACCCACTCATGTGTTCCCAAACTGGTCGGGTCAACCAACTGTAACTAACTTTAAGGATATAAATATCAGCACAATGTTTGAATTATGTTATTCTGTAGATTCGGGTGGATCTCCAAATTCTGGATTTGTTTGCGTATAATCGGAAAATACCATGAGCACGAAAACCCAAAATGTTAAAAATTTTATAAAAGAAACAGGAACAAATAATCAATTATTTGTTTTTGCTGGATATAATCCAAATTCAACTATTACAGATTCAACACAAAGTTCAATTGAATTGTGGAATTATTCAGATTTTTCGGTCAGAGTGGGTCAGAATAGTGTAATTCCAGTTACACCATATGTTAAATGGGTGGAAAAGAAACCATACAATTCATGGTCTTCAACTGGCGTTAATGCTGGAAATTATTACGCATACAACGATCAAAATGGATATGTCTATCTTTGTATTTCTAATAATGAAGACAACAGATCGGATATTTCTGGTCAAAATGTTTCAAACATAAGACCCACACATACCGCAGGAATTCAAAAATATAATGATGGGTATTCTTGGAAACCTCTGTATAAAGTAACACCTTCAATTGAAAGGTTTGTAACATCTTCTTGGTTGCCCGTAGTTTCATTTGATCTTTTTGATAATTCTTCGCAAAGAACCCTGAATCAACAAACCAAGCGATTCTGTAAAGAAGGAGCAATAGGAACAGAAGAAATTGGAAAATGCGCAATTTATGCTAAAGTTCCATTGAATACAGATGACGACGCAGGAAGTACAGAATTTCAAGCAGGAGATTTATTCACTGTCGCAGAAGAAGTTTCATGCGCAAGATGTTTCTATATGATGTATCAAAATGATAAATTTATATCAGTGTTTTATGAGAATAGTGATGTTGTTCCAAATACAACAATTGTATCAGAAAATTATGATTTAATTACATCATTGATCGAGTCATCTGAAATTACAACTTCATCTCCGTATT